TACTTCTTCAGCTTTGCTGCTCTAAAAGTCACCCTACTGGCGGTCGGCAGCTTCACGTCCTTGAACGTCGTCACCCTGAGCAGCTGATATGCTGCCCGCAGAGATTTCTCGTTTACAAGAGACTTAGCCATTCCGTAAACTCCTAGTAGTATCCTGCCTGCTTGCGTCGCCGGAACTCTCGCACTGGGTCTGGCTCATCCAACTCAGCGCGCAAATAGCCACCTTTGCGGAACCGCATTAGCGCAAGAGACACCGAATCCACAAAGTCATCGTGCTCCCCCGAAGGAAAGCTCGCTACTTCATCAATTACCGCTTCCGCCCACGACATCGACGGAGCCCATACTCTACCCGAAGCAAACAGATCAGACACCGCATTAAGCCGGGAGATTTTATCGTTACCTTTTACCGGCGTGAACTCCTGCACCGGCACCCCCATCGCCCGCAACTCGTATATTAGCGGGGCTCCCGAGGCTTTTTTCTCAATAATGATGGAGTCAGGACTAAACTCCTGCATCTGCTCCAGCGCTTTGCGCTTCAAGGCCGGGAACTCCAGCCTATCCCTAAACGCATCGAGCATTATGATGTTGGCTTCCGGCTTACCGGTGTTTGGGTCGTCATGGTAGAACACTCCCCACGTCGTACACGCCGAATAGTCCGAGCGGTTGCTTTTCTCGAACGCCGTATCCCATGCCTGTAGCACAAACTCGCAGTGGGGTGGGCGTTCCTCCTCCCAAGTCTGCCACCACTCGCGTTTCACAATGGCCGAGGACTCGGATACCGGGTTTTGCTGGTACTGGGCCTGCCATTTGCTGTTCGGAAGTTCTTCTTTGAGCGCCAGCAGCTCTTCCAGACTCCAGAACTCCGGCCATAGTGGTTTGGGTGGGTCGTAATTCTCAAATAACGCAGGAAACTCAATGACTTCCCACTCATCTCCACCCCGCAGAGCAGCAGACTTTAGTACTTGCCCGGTCAAATCCCGTTTCGACCACCGGGTCATCACGATGACAATAGCCCCACCCGGCTGCAGACGCTGCCGTGGGCCCGAGGTATACCACTCGTATGTCTTATCGTAGATATCCGGGCTGGTTTCTGCAAGGGCTGCCTCTTGCTCCGAGTGCGGATCGTCAATAATCAACAGGTCAGCGCCTTTACCGGTCACTGCACCACCCACACCAATAGCGAAATAGTCACCGCCCTTGTTGGTAGCCCATCTACCCGCCGCTTTTGAGTCCGCTTGCAGCCCCAAACCGGGAAAAATCTTGGTATAAATCTCCTGATCCACCAGATTTCGTACCTTTCGGCCAAACCCCACGGCCAATTCAGCGGTATGACTGGACTGAATTACCTTTTTGTGCGGATATTTACCCAAGAACCACGCGGGGAGCAGGTAAGACGCGAACTCAGACTTGGTATGCCGGGGTGGCATGTTGATAATGAGGCGTTTTATCTCGCCGTTTGCCACCCGCTCAAAGGCGGAAGCCATCTTGGCATGGTGCCGACCACTAATAAACGTCGGCCACACTGTTTTTACAAACGCAAGGAACCGGGTCTGCGACAGCTGTTGGGATTTTAAGTCTTGCAGCTTCTCTAACTCAGCGAGGAGCTTCTCCTGTTCCGCCGTTGACAGCAGCGGAAGTATGGAAGGTATATCTTTTAGGGATATATTACTGAGCGCTTGTGCTGCCGTTGTCATCAACAGGGGCCTTTTGCGCAGGTTCTGCGTTCAATTCATCCATCAACGGCGGTGCTACGTCCCCCGCCACACCCAACTGATCATCCAAGTCCACACCGATTGGAGTTACGTCAACAATATCAGCATTGAGCAGCCGCTTGACCCGCTCCTTGATGGCGTTCTCAAGTTCCGTTGGGTCTTTGTAGTTGATCGTAATTTCGCTGCGCTCGGTGAAGAGGCCAATATCGCTGTGTTTACCCAGCAACTCAAGTGCTTTCAATTCGTAGCGCGGATCGCCACAGTTAGCAATTTCCATTAGCTTATTCGTAATGGCAGAACGTGCCTGCGCCGCGTCCATAGCCAGCTGCTGACCATAGGTTCGCAAAAACGCCGCCGCCGCAAACGCAGTATTCGGACTGGCCAAATGCTTAGTCTGGCGATTTTGTACTACTTGCTCGATCAAGCTCTTCTCTCTTTCCTCGGTAAACGCATCGACGTCCAAAGATGCACCAAGGGCAACTTGCGCTTCTACCGTGTTCGCAGCAACAGCTACTTCTTCGGCAAAAGTAGAGGCTTCCTGATCGTCCGTATCAAACGGAATCGGATGCGTGTTATCAGGCTCTAGGTTGACTACGGGCATGCAAGAGACAATCTGTAACGACGTATGTCCCGAGTATACACAATAAATGTAATACGAAAGGAAACGTTCTCAATTTGAGTACGATCGTTCCAAAAACTGGCAGGAGGTTAGGAGTCCCTAACCGGGGGGTATTCTATATTGAGGGGGTGGGGGTAAGACTGTGGGTATTTTAGTAGGGGGTAGTTCGAGAAAAAATATAAAAATGTGTGCTTGACTGTGTGGATTGGTAAGTAAAGCCGGTGCCTGACACCCCTGAACTGACAGCGGGGGGTGCCGGGGTAGTGGGGTCAGCGCTTCGGCTAACATTGTTATGCCGTGTTTATTGTTTCCTGATTGTATCACAATATGCTATAATAGAACCATGCGAACGAAAACAATCGGGCGCATGAACGAAACCCTACTAACTGAATCGGAGGCTACACAATGGACACGATCGTTATTGACGGCAACAGCGTTACCCTTGAGACCCTGCGCGCTGGGGTAGCCGAGGCGGTAAAGCGGGCGTATGGCGCTGAGCGCCGTTACGCGGAGGCGCTGAACACGGTGTTTTCGTTCGACTGGTTCGAGATCGAGGCCAGCGACACCAGCGAAACCGCGAAAACCGTGCATGCTGAGAAAAAGGCCCTTTATGCCGAACTCAAGAGCGCCGAACATTCTAACCCGTCAACCGTGTGGGCACGTATCCGTAAGTATGGCAAGGAGGCACGGCACGGCGTGCCGGTAGCGGGTGAAGGTGCCGAGGCGGGCGAAGGTGAGGGTGCCGGGGCTGGTAGCCGTGACCGTGACCCGATTACGCGCAACGTAGAGGAACTTATCGCCCTCTACAAATTCAATACTCGGCAGGATTCTCTGCCGGAGAAAGTGCGCAATGCGCAGACCTACATTGCCTCAGCGCTTGGTGCACTTGGTGTTGATCTCAACATGATCAACGCATAACAATGTTAGCCTGACCCCCGCGCAATGCGGGGGTTTTCTCTTTTGCCCGCCTCGTGCGGGCTTTTTCTTTTGGTGTCCGGCTGCGCTTCGGCTGCACCTGCTCTGCGCGGGGCTAACAATGTTAGGCTGATTTTCCGCCGGTATCTAATTTGATCACCCCGCTTGCCCGCGATGATAGTGACCAGAGCGGTGGGAGGACGTCGGCGAGCGGCGGTTAGTGATTACAGGAGTTTGTGGAGCTTGGCTACCGCGATTAGCCGGTCTTTCTCACGCTTGAGCGCAAGTAACCGGCGGGCTATGTAATCCTCAAGGCTGCTCGACTGTTTCTGGCTATTGCAGCGGGCGCAAGCTAGCACCAAGTTTTCCGCATCATTTGTGCCACCATCACATAAGGGGACTACGTGATCCAGCGTAGCGCCCCTGCCGGTCAGGTTCGGTTTGCCGCAGTAGTAGCAGGAAGTCCCGTCACGTTGCATGACGGTTTCACGGTGGCGCGCTGCTCTGTGTTTTTGTCTGACCATCTGTTTTTACCTAAACTACTTCGTAGTTTACCTGAATTTTCGCGTTTGTCAAGTCGTTTTTGAAAATATTTTTTCAAGGTAACAGTGTTAGGATTTCGGCCTTTGTTAGCGGGTAATGTTAGGCACGTAACATTGCTAAGTGATTGATTGCGCACAACTTCCTTGTAATGTTGTAATGTTAAGCGGTTTTTGGAGAGACCCCCTAAATACGAGGCTCTACGCATATGCAGTCTGACTCGCAGTTATGAGACCGACCTTATAAGGTATACTCTTTTTTTCAAATAACATTATAACATAACACTAAAACACCACATACCCTCTTGATTATAAGCCACTTTTTCGCGTTAGACTATTTCCTAACATCCCGCTAACATCCTGCCCATTTCCAACATTGCATTTTCCCCCTTCAGTCGGCCCCCCGATCAAAGTTCTTGACTTAGACGTAACAATGTGATACAATTAAGTATAATCAAAAAGCGTCTTGTTTCACCCCGTCAACAACCCGAAGGAGCCTAACAATGTTAGCCCATGCCGCACAACCCCTTGATCTGAACTGCTGCTGGTGCGGTGATGATATCGAGCCCGCCCGCTGGGCACTTGGTTACCGCGTCTGCCTGTTCTGTGGCGAGGAGCAAGCCAAACAGGAGCGCACTACATGGTGTGTAGCACCCATGCACAAATCGAACTACGTTTTAATCACAGACCGGCGCGACCTGCACGGTCTGAACAACAAGGGAGGGCTGGTGAGATGAGCCCCGAAAAAGTAAAAGCCCTAACCGAGAACGTCAACGCGCTCTTGAAGAACTACCACGACCAGCAACGCTGCACCGCCGAGCTGTTCAAGATTTGCCTTGAGTTCTTGGATGAGAGCAAGTGGCCTCGGGTTAGCGACGCTGATGTTCAGCGGGCAGGGGGTGCGTGGAAGGTAGAAGCAGCATTACGTATCAAACGCAAGGAACGGAAGCAGCAGTTAATCGCTGCAATCAAGGACTACATACAGATGATTGAGAAGCGAGACAAGGAGAAGCAAGATGAACGAAACGCTGTATGAAAAGCTGGTAATGGTGGGAGCTGCCGTGCTGATTGCGGTGCTCCTTTGGGCTGTATTGATTCTGTTATTTCTACTGGAGGTATCGAAATGAACCACACCACACCCCGTAACTGGGAAGAAGCATTCGACCAGCTGGCAGACGAAGCAGCGGAGCTGCGGGACGCACTGGATAACATTG